GTCATAATGTTCATAACATATGTTGATAATTCGCTAAAATAAAAAGATTGGCCGAAATCCCAATTTTGAAGATCAAAAAAGTCGTTAATAGTAGTTAAAATTTTACTCTTTAATGCACTATCGCTAGCAATACTACTAGAACTTCTTACTGCCTTGAATCTTGCTCTCAATGTTGAATCTGCTTTTTCACCAAACAAAACTTTATACCTAGCAGGTTGAAAAATAATCTCATCGCTGATAGTTTTAATATCATTTAATTTAGACCCATATGTTCTTTCTAAATAGGAAATTGTCGGTGGTAATGGTTCTTTGCCATTGCCGGTAGATAGCCAGTATCTGTATTCACTATCATAAGATGCAGTCATTAGATAAACATCGATTAAATTAGTTTTACTCGGATCTATTCTTCTATCTTCTCCGCTATTGTGTATATATTGGAATTTTAAAGAATCTCTACCCGGATATACTAGATAGGTACTTGCTGTCGAGGTATAATCAAATGTGTCAGAAGATTCGTTATAAACGTTTACAATATTTTCATCGTAAAAATAATACAACGCGCCGTCAATTTTTTCTGATTCGGCAACATCGCTTATTTCCGGATAAACATTAAACAAGTTACTATCGACTGGCTCTAAAGTCTCTCCATCTTCCTGATATTGGAAGAATACATATGAGCTAGTAGATACAATATTGTAATAAGAATCTGGATCTAAAATTTCTCCGCTATTGTTATTGTCGTAAAAACTTACTTTGACTTTATTGGGGTTAATATATCCGTCAATTTCAATAATATTGCCGTCAATCTGCCAAACTATATCTCGGCCCAATCCTATACTTGTCGATGTACTTACAGAATTCACTGATAGTACACTAACTTGATCTTTAATTACTTTATTTGTGTAATAATCGTAATTTTTATTATTTTCATCAGTATAAAATGCCGTTTCGGCAACACTTTCAAATACAAATTGTGTGAATCTATATCTTATTTTATAATCGAACCCCTGCCATTCGAATGCTATCATCCAGCTCGGATCTTTATTCAGGCCCGACCCGTCTCCTTGATTCGCTAGATTAAACTCGCTTGTTAAATTGATATTTGTATCGGAAACAATAGACCAAGATCGAGTATATTCATCAAAGTATAATCCGAAATTCTTTTGTGTTAAACATGTGTTAACGATTTCATTTTCAAATCCATAAGTTAACGAATTTAAAAATGGTGGGATAATTTCTATCGGCACAGCGTCGCCGTCGACTATTCTCGAAAGTATAATAGGACCGGTGCCGTTTTCTAAATTTCCTAAACCGGTGTTAGACCCGTCGCCAATAACATTTTTAACAGATGCCCAAATATATTCTAATCCGTTGCTTCCTTTAGATGGGGATAAAACTCCGTTAGGTTTAAAATATTTTTTGGCGGCATTGTACCTAGAATCTGTAACATCTAAACTGCCCGGAGCAACAAATTTAATCAAAGATCCTGGTTTAACATATCTTAAATTATTAGATACGAAAATTCCTACGCTGGTAGGACCTTCTGGTCCCAGGAAATAACCAGTTGAAGAAACAGAATTTAATGAAGATTTAACCCATTTAAGTTCTAGAGAATCAATTTCTGGTCTAGGATATTGATCTAAGTAAAAGGATCTCAACGAAACTGTTTTTAATAAAGGAGCAATAGTTTGTTTAACAAAGGTCCAAATTTGATTCTTGTTTTCAAAACTGAAAATAATGTTTCCTTCATTAGTATCTTTATACAAAAGTCCATCTGAAGCAAAAATATTAGTTGAACTATATTTTCCACTTATGTCAGTTAATTCGAAAAATCTACTAACTCCGCTAGTTATTCTTGCAATACTTTTGACTTTTAAAATATCACTACCTAAATTTAAAGGAGCAATATTATAGTCTTCAGCGGTAACCATCCTATTCTGTGTATAATAAGTTTGAGGGGCCTTTAATTGAATACTAGAATTGGATTCAGCTGCTGTGCTATTTGAAATACTGTACTGTAGACCCAGAGTTAAAGTTAAGACATTTGATTGTCCTAGTTGATTGGCATAAGGAATTTTAATTACAACTCCTCCCATTTGTTGAGGAGTAATTGTATAAGTTAATCCATTGCTTTGACGATAGAACAATGAAAAATTACCTTGTGGTAAATTTCCAAAACTACCGTCGGCAAAATTTAAATCGATCTGATCATTGTCTCTAGTTGTTACACTGAAGATGTTTCTATCATCAGCATCTAGACTGTTATAGATGACACTATTTCCGGTGATCGCCGGAACCTTTGACCATAAATTAGAATAATTGCCGTTAGAATCTAAGGACCATAACCAAACATCGTCATTATTAATATTTGAAATATTAACCCCAATTAATTCATTTGCAGTAGGATTAGTAATTGAAAAATTTGAAACACCTAGTTGTCCTTGCTTGAAATAAACAAAAAATCCTGTATTAGGACTACTAGTTCCTTGATTGTCTGATTGATATAATAGATTAAAAAGATTAGCAGGCGTTGGTGTGTCTTCTTCTATTACTCCGTTTGAAATTGTCGAAGCAACAATTTCAAATGCCATTGATGTTCCGTTGATTGATTTTGAAAATGCATAAACAGGAACATCACTATTTGTCGAATTGATCAAATATTTTTCAGTAATTATTCCGCTAATAGTTTTTCTATCATTTGGAGTACCAAAAGCATAATTTTTTAAAACGACGGAATTTATTATGTTTATAAATTGATCATACCAATTATTATTAGTTGAATCATTCCATACGATTGTAGTATTAGCAAGATTTGACCCAGAACTATCGTATACTGTATCTGTGGTGGAAATCGCTGTTAATTTCAATACTCCCGATGCAGGTACATTTCTTTTAGGAACATAACTTATTAATTGCGCTAAACGAAGAATACTATCTCTGCGCTGTGCAGTTTCTAAAAAGTTTTCTCTTGCATTTAGATCGATGCGGAAACTTAAATTTTGTCCAAGATATGCAATAAGATCAATTAATGCAATATATTCACTAGAATCAACATAGTCATTAAAATCTTCTGGATAATTTTCCTGAAGATATGCAATTAAAATTCGTCTTAATGTGTCAAAGTCGTAGCTTTGAAACTCGGCATTAGGATAAGATTGGTATATTTTTTTCCAATCTTCAGTGACTAGTAATTTAGATTTTGTTGATGGAACCGTCATAATTTTACTTTGTTTCTATATTTATTAAAAAAATAAACCAGGTAGTTTATGCTGTTGCTAGCCCTATTTCTTGATTGAAGGTAATTTTCATATTAGCAGACTGATCAGTGCCGTTAAGAAATAAAGTTAATTCTAGAATAAAACCGTTGGTATATTCTGTTATATCCATTTGCGTCGGTGTTACCCTAGGATCTGATGTACAAACCCTGTTAACATCGGCGACAAGAGCTTGCCTAGTTGCTTGAGTTAAAGGCTCCATTAATATATCCCATACATCACTACCAAATGTTGGGTTCATTACCCTACTGCCTTTTTTAGTATTAAATTGATTTAAAATATCTTGTTTAATTAACTCTAAATCAAAAAGTCTAGAGCTAGGATTAGTTTCATCTAAACTAGAAAATCCCTTATATAATTGAGATTTTTGCTTGATAGGTTGCTGATATGCAGCATTTGCATTTTTTAAAACTAATGATTTATAAGGCATACATTATTTATTTGGCTGTTTTATGCCAATTTTCCTCCTGCTTTCTTATAAACATTAACCAGTAAATCATAGGATCTCATTCCTTGACCAGGGTAATTTGCTCCAGGCAAACTGGCCCAAGTTTTCCTATTTTTATATAGAGCCTCTGCAAAATTTCCTTTCTTAATATCTTCTATCGAGTTATTAAGAGATAACAAATAAATTGCTGCTCGATCCTGACTTTGAGGACCAAAGTCCGGCAATCCTAAAACTGTTTTGCAATTTACCCATGTTTTATATAGGAATTGATATGCGCCGGCGGCCGATGATGGGATGCCGTTAGCTGTTCTAACTTCTTTAGGATGATCCTTAAACTGATATGCCGGATTAATGGTTCCATCTGACCTCTTAGGATTGCTGATATCAAATTCTCTACTTGGCCATTGTGATTGATATCCTGTGGACTTTGATGTTCCCTCGGCAACTCTTATCATCCATAAGAACGCCTGTAAATTATCCTGCTCTAGATTTCCTGTCGGTGTAGGAGGTACTCCGGGTATATTAGGTGGTAGTTTAAAAGTTTCTTTAATATTCTTCGCTGTTTCTTCGCTCAATCTACCGATAACCTGCGGATTAGAACTATCTAAATTTGTATAGCTAAACTGATCAGGATTTATACTTTCGTGTTGATCGTAAGGTTCGTGCGTTGGCACACGAGTCATTATTGTCATTAAGTTTTCTACTTTATAAAAATCGTTTTCCCAAGAACCAGAAACTGACCTATTAGGCAAAGAAAACTTTTGTAGTTCAGAAACAGTTATCGGTGAAGCAGAGTCCGATTTTTCCGCTGTTGATGCAGGTGCTCCATCGATGTGAATCTGGCCTCCAGTTGTAATAAATCCGTCTTGAGAAGATTTAATATGAAAATTAGTTGAATTTTGTAGAGTATCTGCATCGGAGGAAATATGCAGATTTCCTTTGCTTCCAATCTTTAATAATGCATTACTCTTTATATTAAAATCACTTTGAGATTCTAAAGAAATCGTGTAGTCAGATTTAATATCAATATTTGCTTCTGCGGTAACAGTAAGTTGATTTCCAGATTGTATAATTGTGTTTCGTTGTGATAGAAGATTTAAATTAACATTGCTTTCGATATGTACATCTGCGTTTGCCGACATGTTGATTTTCCCGCCAGCCTCTATATTGACATTTCGATCTGCTCTAAAATTTAAATCTTGCTCTGTATGAACAGAAATAGAATCTGCAGAATAGATATCAATTTTACCATTACTTGTTAATTCAATCCAGGCTGTCCCTTGAGCATTCCCGATGTAAATTAAATCTTTAGTATTATGTAATAGGATCTGATGACCAGTTCTAGTCCTAATTCTTACAAGCTCATTTTGGCCATCAATATCTCCATCATCCATTACAAAGGTAGAACCGCCTAATCTGCTTACTGGAGCTATTTTTCCAGCGCCGTACCCAATAGGTTTTTTTGGACCATTTGTATCTAACGGTCCTGGAGTACTAATACCAAATACCATGCTCGGTATTTCTCTTCTAGCACTACTCGATGTTACGCCTCTTACTGTATCCAATAATAAACCTTGAGCTAATAATCTATCTGCGAATGGATGAACTGCTCTTGGTAATTTGTCAACCGAAGGTCCCGAAGCACCCTTATTACTCGATTTATGGATTTCGGCTACAGGTAGAAGACTAGTTTGATATTTTTTTAATTGGTCGGATGTTAATGCTGAATTTTTATTAGCGGCAATACCCGGAACCATATGATTTTGATAGGTGTCCATTACACAGCCAATCCAATATCCTTGATTGGGATCTCCATTAATAAAAATTACTAACACCTGTGTTCCTAAATCAGGAGGAACCATCCACATACCATAGCTTTTTTGAACATCTCCAAAGCTTGTACTGTCATTTCCTTCGTATTTTACACTGGTTATTCCGTAAAATGGTGATAGATAATTAACAGGATATGTTCTAGATTGCAAAGAACCGTCGTCAGGTAGTCCGTTAATAATAGAAACTTCTATCATCCCCATTTGTGTAACATCCAGATGATTTGTTACGATTCCTAGATACGGACCAGGGTGGGGTAATTTTGCTTTTCCTCTATTTAATGTTGGCATAGTTTTTAATAAGTGGGCGGTGTATTAAATTTTTCCAATAATTCGGCATATTGCTTTTCTGCTTCTGCTACATTTAAATCTTTTATATTAGACTCAACTGTTTTAGTTTCTGTTGGTGGGACATTTCTTAATGCTTCTTCTGACGGCACAACTACCCCATTTTCTTCTAATGCATCTACATTAACATTATCGGGAATAATTTTTGATAATGCTACTGCTGCTAGTATTTCTTTTGCCGATAATGATGATAACTCGCTTGGAGATAATCCTAATTTATCAGCGGCACTAGAAACTGCTGAATTAATTCCTTGAAGACTCGATTCTATTCGATTAGTAATTTGTGCAATTTCCTGCGCTGGAACTTCAGCAATTTGAGCAACCGCGCCGGTGACTCCTTCTATAGCTCCTTGTATCGATCCCACAATTCTAGCCTCAACACCTCGAATTGAATCGGCTAGATTGTTTACGCCGCTAATGAGGTTTCTTAACGCAGACCTCTTGTTAGCTGGAACATTCTTATATTTTCCCACATCCTCAATGGGCTTGTCTTTTGGATTTTGAACTGTTTTAAACTTTTTAGTATTAGGGACTATAGAATTATAGTCATCGCTGTCAATTACAAAAGGCATTCTATTTAAATTTAGAGTTTGCGTAAACTTTCCGTCCCTCAAAATAGAATTTACTTTTGTTACCATATAAATGCCAGAAAATTTAATATAAGGACTACCAAATTTAACCAATCCGGTTCCGCCTTCGCTTAAATCATCATCATCAACATCGGTAGGAGTATGAAAATAAATCTTTACAAAAATTCCCTGCGCCATAAAATCTACTTCACCGTCGGAGGTTATAGAACTGTTAGCCTCATCTAGAGTTGGAATATAATTACCAAGACCTCCGGTAGTAAGAAATAATGGATCTCCAATTATTTCCATGTTAACAGTGATCATACTTAAAGATCCCAGCTTGAGCAAAGAGTTATAATAGTCCCTAGCAACTACAGACAGTGGATCGGTGGACGGAACTCCCGCATTTCCTCCAACAGCATTAGTGTCTACAGGCATCTGACCAAGTATAGGCGTAGCCGGTAAATTTTTAACCATGGCACGCTGATTAGTCGTTTCGTCAATCTGTACTTCGTTTTTGTCGCTGCTTCCTGTTTTTGCTTCGGCAGCATTTTGCCCGGAAGGCAAATCATTTGCACCATTAGCCAATGCCATTCTTTCATAGAATAATCTATCGAAGTTAATTTTTAAATTTAATATATCAACATTTTGTCCTGTGTATATATAGTTGTATTCTCTTACAATATTAATGTCCGAAGAATCGTAAATGTCGGCTTGATATCCTTGCAATCGACTAATATGCTGTTTGTCTTTTAAGACCTGATAAGTTATTTTCATTGGTCTTCTTCTATAAACATTGCTGAATTCACCATATTCTATTTTTGGTATTATTCTCCAAGAATTAAAAAATCCCTTTTCGTCAGTTAGGACTTTTCCGTCTGGATTTATTTGACCTATCCAATATTTGCTGTCTCTAATTACAGCAGATATAATGCTATGTATTTGAGCTTCTTTATGAAATTTTACAACAAACTTATTTGGCTCATAGGAGACAAATTCTTTTGGATTACCGCTCTGCTGATATGCTGTTCTTCTAGTTGTATTTTCTATATTTTCAAACTGATAGATAGTTTTGTCTACTTGTAGTTCTTTTAATAAAGCATCAGCAATATCGTTATCTTTTTCTTGATAATCTGTTCCTTCTAATGTTAAAAATTTAATATCATACTGATTAATATCTTTTGCCGTTGCTTCAGCTCTAGATTTTTGTTCTTCTAATAAATTGTTTTCGTTGAGCTTTTGAACCATATCTGTTAAAATTTCTTTAACAGTTGATCCTGTCATTTGCAAAGAAAATTTCAAAGCGCCGTCAAGATCTGTAAATGCAAACGAATCGGCTGGTCCAACTTCACACCTATAAATTGTTCCGCTTGCACTTACATCTACTTCTACAGCTATAAATTTAATAGGAAAAAATCTCGTAGATCTCGGTACTTGTTCAGCAACAGGCAATTCTTGATCGTCAGGATATCCCCAAAACTCTAACTTAAGCAAAAAGGTTGCATCCATGTAATTGGCGTAACCGGACGCCAATCCGGCTGCTCTCAATGCTTCCAAAAACCCAACTATACTATAAGGTTCAAAAACTTCAAATGACATTCTAGTAACCAATGTGTTACCAGAACTTTCATTAGGTATTGGGTGTGTTTCAATTTGAAGATTGTTTATATAAAAATCAAATTTACCAGGACTCTCGGCATTAAACGCTTCTATTTCATCTGCCATATCAGCAGAAATATTTTGATTAAGTTTAACAAAATCCGGCGATTCTCCATTTACTGCTTTACCGCTCGATTTTAAGATAATATTATCTAATTGAGAAGTTTCTCTATATGAGTTTGGATCAATAAATTTTATCGGATCTAATGCTGCTAAAGTTACAACATAATTGTAAGATCTATATTTGTTAAGAACATTGTAGAGATCTTTTTCTAGTTTATCCTTAACTGAAGTTCTTCTATAGGCCGTAATTGTAAATTCTTTGAGAGGTTCTTCTGTCTCGGTTTTTCTTACTATTGTAGAGGTTCCTTCCCCTGCCATATTATGATCCTATGATATTTTTTAAATTTGAAATCTTAGGCAGCTGAATTACAACTCCAGCTTCAAGATCAAAAATGGGATCTTTGATTATTGAAGGATTTCTAATAGCAAATACCCACCATAGGTTGCTATTTTTATATAGATCGTAAGCTAGCAAATCTGGTCTATATTCGTATTCTTTTGTTACTGTGTATGTAATATCATCAGCATCTTTTGGAAAATCTCTAATTGTAGCGACATCTAAATATCCCTTGGCTAGAGATGTAGAATAGTAAGGACTTGTTCTATTGTAGGTTGTCATAGATATTTGGTATTTTTATCATGTTCTTCTAAATATTTTTTCACACTGAATTGCAACATTTCTCTTCTACTATAAATTGGTGTACATGTAATTGTAATTTGTGATGACACCGGAACAAAATTTTGACCTATACGATCTGCATCAGTACTTCCGGTTGCTTCAGCATAAGGAGTAGGACCAACATCAAGATTTCCGGTTGATTGGCCTCCGGCAACAGTTTCTTGCACTTCAGCGTTAGTTGGACCAAGTGGTGAGGATTTACCGTACATAAAATAATCAACCTCTGCCGGCAAATCAATTCTAAAACTGCTTATTGCAACAGGAACATTTTTAAACATATATGAACCATAAGCAAATAATCTACATATTGGTGGTGGAGAGCCGGCACCTGGGTCATCGGCATATGGCATCTTCGTTAACGCAGCCAAAAGATGTTTGGTAGCAATATAAACTCGTGCATCTCGATCATTTTGAACAGTAAATTTTCCGGATATATTGATAGCAGACACAGCACTATTATTGTAAAAATATTGAGTATAATTGCTATGAGTTACATTTGCCGGAGAATAAGAAGCAGTATATTCTAGCTGTATTTGAGGTGTATAAGGAAATATAATTCCATTGGTCAATTCGTCTTTACCAACATTTCCGACCGTAGCAGCAGTTATATAATTTCCAGGAACGACTATTCTCGCTCTTAAATCCTCTTGAATCAATGCACCATTAGAATACACATTTACTTTGGCTGCTGGCGGATTTTCGGGCATAGCTCCGTTCCACCCACGTTTAAATGCTTCGACGCCGGTATCCCAAGTTCTCCTAAAAAATCCAGGTCCATTAGTTGGTTCAGTCATAATTTTTCCCTTACCGTATATTTAACCATTAAATAATCTGCTGTTTTAATAGCCCGTTTATTGTGGTTGACACGAGAGATAGCTGTTGCTATAATACCACAAAGGAAAATAATAATAACTATGAACGCAAACGGAACTAATCGCAAAGTAAAATATCTAAACAATCGAGATTTATTAACAGAAATCCATAAGAGTAAATGCTCCTTTTCTAGTTTTACCAAAGACGAATATCATCAATATGATATTATTCTATCAAGCCTAGATAAAGTTAATATTCGCACTATTGCTCAAGCCAAACGAAATAGGGCCAAACGACTAAGTTTGATTGCATTTAACGAAGCCCGAGCAAAAAGCCTTGATAAGAAGCTCAAAGCTTCTGATTTTAGCATAGATTATAAAAGTATACCTAAAACAGATGTTGTTATCCGTATTATGACCTACGATCATATTCCGTTGGCGCCGGGTCGTAAAAAGACAACTAAAACTCGCGCAGACAGCCACGAGCGTGTAAATTTTCCTCCCTTCCAACATTGGAAATATAATGACGAAGATGAACTCGTTTGTGTAGGGAAAAGCCATTGGAAGGGCGGTGTTAAAACGGGTAAATTCTGCCGAGATCACGGTCGTATTACAGAAGGGTTGGGTAAAATGTTTATTAAATTAAGCGAGCGTTATGCCCAGCGTTCAAACTGGCGGGGTTATACCTATGTCGACGAAATGCGCGGTCAAGCTATTTTACAGTTGAGTCAAATTGGTTTGCAATTTGATGAAAGTAAGAGTGAGAATCCATTCGCATATTATACTGCTGCGGTTACTAACTCTTTTACAAGAATTTTAAATCTTGAAAAGAAGAGTCAAAATATCCGAGACGACCTATTAGAAGAGGCAGGACTAACACCCAGCAACACACGCCAAAGTGCGCACGAATTTGCTGAAGAAAATGCTCGTCAAGCTCAATTGTATAAGAATACAAGAATGCCAAAGAGCAAAGATACCGATTATCAAGAAGATAGCGACGACTCGTCTGAAGACACAGAAAGTTGACACAGCTTTTTGATCTTGCTAAACTTATTAAAAGAGAACTACAATGCCTTTATTCAAGAAGGTTGCTTGTTTTACAGATATACATTTTGGATTAAAATCTAATAGCCCTACACATCTAAAGGATTGTGAGGAGTTTGTAGATTGGTTTATCGCCCAGGCTCAAGAAGCAGGTTGCGAGACCGCTATCTTTTTAGGCGACTGGAGCCACAATCGAAACAACCTCAATTTGTTTACACTGGATTCAAGTCTGCGCTGCCTTGAAAGATTAGGGAAGGCTTTTGAACAATTCTTTTGGTTCCCAGGTAACCATGATTTGTTTTATAAAGATAAACGCGATGTACATAGTAGCGCGTTTGGTCGCCATATCCCCGGCGTCACAGTCGTTGAAGATATCCTAACACAAGGCGAAGTAACTCTTGTACCGTGGATGGTAGGCGACGAATGGAAAACCATGAAGTCTCTAAAGAGTCGCTATGTCTTTGGTCATTTTGAATTGCCGTTATTTTATATGAATGCAATGGTTCAGATGCCCGATCACGGCGAACTTCGAGCAGAAGATTTTAAAGGCCCAGAATATGTATTCTCAGGGCACTTCCACAAGCGGCAGCAAAAAGGAAATGTAATCTATATTGGAAATGCCTTTCCTCACAATTTTGCAGATGTCGATGATGACGACAGAGGCATGATGATTTTAGAGTGGAATGGCAAGCCCGAATATCGTGCCTGGCCTGATGCTCCAAAATACCGCTCATTAAAGTTATCAGAATTAATCGATAATAAAGATAAAATTATGAAATCCAAGATGCACATCAAAGTCAACTTGGATATTGACATCAGTTTTGAAGAAGCAAATTTCATCAAAGAAACATTTATGAATGAATATGATGTTCGAGAAATTAGCTTAATTCAAGACAAAGCAAACTTAGAGGGTAATTTTGATGATAACCCTGATACCAAGTTTGAAAGTGTGGATAAGATTGTAGCAGAGCAGTTAGTAAACATTGACTCTGGGCAATTTGATCCTAAAACTCTATTAGATATCTATCACAACTTATAATATGTTTAAATTAAAGAGCCTTACCGTAAAGAACTTTATGAGTGTGGGTAATCAAACCCAAGCCGTAGACTTCGATAAACAGCAGCTTACGCTGGTACTCGGGAGTAACCTAGACTTAGGTGGCGATGATACTGGTAGCAGGAATGGAACTGGTAAGACTACCATAATTAACGCCCTTAGTTACGCCCTGTATGGTCAGGCTCTCACCAATATTCGCAAGGAAAACTTGATCAATAAGACTAACGGTAAAGCAATGTTAGTTACTGTTGAGTTTGAAAAAAGCGGCAACAGTTATCGCATCGAACGAGGTCGTAAGCCTAATTTACTAAAATTATTTGTTAACGATCAAGAACTAACTGCAGGCGATCAAAGCGACGACGATAGTCAAGGCGACAGTAGAGAAACACAGAAAAGCATTGAACAAATGTTAGAAATGAGCCATACTATGTTCAAGCATCTTGTTGCTTTAAACACTTATACAGAACCGTTTTTGGCTATGGGCAGCGGGGATCAGAGAGAAATTATCGAACAATTGTTAGGTATTACCATACTCAGCGAAAAGGCAGAAATATTAAAAGAAGAAATTAAAGCCAGCAAGGACATTATACAGACAGAAAATGCCAAGATTGAAGCAATCAAGAACGCTAATGAGAATGTACAAAAAAGCATTGATAGCCTTAAAATAAAGAGCTCTGCTTGGCAAACTAAAAAAGAAAAGGATATCGATAGCCTTGTTTCTGCTATCGCCGAATTAAAAAATGTAGACATCGATCGAGAATTGCAACTACATAAAGAGCTTAAGTCTTGGGGAGAAAAGGATACAGCATTACGAAATCTAAACAAACAAAGGGCTACATTAGAAAGTGCGATGGCTCAAGCAGAGAAATCTGTTAAAAAATATGCAGCCGAAGTCGACAAATTAGAAAGTAAAACCTGTCCAGCCTGTGAACAAAGTCTACAGGATCACAAACATCAGGAAATGAGCACAACCGCCAATAAAGCACTGGCTGATGCTGCTTCATACGCAGAAAAAGTCGGTAATGATTTAAAGGCAGTCGATAAGGCCGTTATGGATATCGGCAAACTTTCCCGCAAACCGATTACATTTTACGAAACCGAAGCAGAGGCATTGGGCCACAAAAACAATGTTGAAAGCCTAGAAAAAAATCTGTTATCAAGAACGGAAGAAATGAATCCCTATGACGAGCAGATTGAAGAATTGAAGAAAACTGCAATCCAAGAAATCACTTGGGATGCAATTAATGCGGCTACTAAATTGAAAGACCATCAAGAGTTTTTATACAAACTATTAACCAATAAAGACTCATTTATCAGAAAGAAAATTATCGATCAAAACCTAACTTATCTTAACAAACGGTTGAGCTATTACATCAGCAAGTTGGGTTTGCCGCACAAGGTAGTTTTCCAAAATGATCTATCAGTAGAAATTACACAATTAGGACAGGAACTAGACTTTGATAATTTGAGTCGAGGCGAAAGAAATCGATTAATTTTGAGTATGAGCTTCGCTTTCCGCGATGTTTGGGAAGGACTATACCAAAGTATAAATTTATTGTTCATCGATGAATTAGTTGATGCAGGTATGGATAGCGCGGGTGTAGAAAGCGCCATTGCTGTTCTTAAGAAAATGGCAAGGGAACGCGATAAAAATGTATATTTGATTTCGCATAAGGACGAATTAATTGGTAGAGTAAACAATGTATTGCGTGTTGTTAAAGAAAATGGATTTACCAGTTATAGTAATTCGGTAGATTATGTCTAGTGCTATGGAAAGGTATAAAAACCTGTATTCACAATATTTAGACCTAGCAGTGCAGGCGCATAACTATCATCTAGCATTTATTGAGAACGGCGGTTTAGCAACTGGAAACAGTTTTCGACGCTGTATAAGAGAAATGCGAGATTTGGAAAATCGTCTTGTAAAATCAAGTCGATTGGCCTATAGAGAAGTTCTTGAAACTAGAAAAGAAATGCAAAGAAAAGCTCGAGAAGCCACGATAGCTTGGCAAAAAGCTAATCCGCGGCCTAGAGGAAGACCAAAAGGAACAAAAAACAATGTCAAACACAACAGAACAAATGAAAGCAGCCCTTGAGGCATATCTAGCTGAAGACGCCAAATTTGTTGGCGGTAACAGTGCAGCAGGCACACGCGCTCGCAAAGCACTTGCTGAATTGGGCAAGCTTGTAAAAGCTCGTCGCAATGAAATTACTGCAGAGAAGAATGCTCGTAAGGAAGCAAAGTCTGCCGGTTAATGTCTTGGACATATCAAGGCAATGTTATAGATGAATTGCCCGAAGACTGTGTTGGTTTTGTTTATCTCATTACCAACACAGTTTCGGGACGAAAATATATTGGCAAAAAATTAGCAAAATTTTCTAAAACAAAATACAAAACAATAAAATTAAAAAACGGCAAGAAGAAGCGTAAAAAAATCAAAACAAAAATAAGCAGTGATTGGCAAGATTATTACGGCAGTAGCGACGAATTACTAAAAGATCTCACAACATTAGGCAAAGACAAATTTACTAGAGAAATTCTACATTATTGCGGCAGCAAGGCACTTACCTCGTACTTAGAAGCAAAAGAACAATTTGACAGAAAAGTATTAGAAAGTAACGAATATTACAACGGACATATTCGAGTACGAGTTCATGGCTTACACATTATTAAAAAGGCATAACATACACTATACAGCTAGCATCGGCTAATGTCGGATGCCCTTAACCGTGGGAACGCACGGGGACGGAATCTCTGCGGTGTACAGAGAACTCAACCACTACCCGTAAGGATGAGGATAGCAAATGCCGCTATTTGGTTGTTTGATAGGTCTAAAGGCTAAAAAGACGCTGCTGACGAAGCAGCACGTTAACGTAAGATGACAGCATATTTTACGTTAGCCGCCGTTGTTATAAGACAAAACGAGTGGGTACAGGATAACCGCCCGCGTATTTGCCCTGCAAGTGTAGTTTTAATGCTGTGCGACTTGCTAACTCAGATGATGTTACAAGCAACTTTGCCCAAAACGGGCAAAGTGCGACCATTAAATCTAGATGATATTAAAACATCTTCGATGTTAAAAATTGCGATGAGCGTAAGCGAAGAGCAAACGAACGCAGTTCGTTTTTAAATATTTTTGTATAAATAATTTTGCTTTATTAGGAAACAATACTATGAATATTAGAGAACTCATTTCAGCAGTTGACAGATATCAAGATTTATCAGAAGCAAAACCTAAAGTAAAACAGGACGCTTCGGGTAACTGGGTTAATGCTGAGACTGGTGATCCAGTTCAACCAGAAGCAGACAACACTGTAGAGTTTCCTAAACAAGCAGGAGCACAGCAGACGGCAGAACCTGCTGCTTCAGGCCCAACAGGCGATCCAACATTAGATCAAGCTCCGGAAGGTCCTGGTGTGATGTCTAAAGCCAAAGATTGGGTTAAGTCTAAAGGCGGACTTGGCAAAGTTATAGGAAAAGGAGTAGGGCAACTTGCTAAAGGTGTAGGTGCTGTTGCAGGTGGAGTAGCAGGAGCAGGTCGTGCAATGAGCAAGGGATTTAAAGCAGGTGCTGATACTGTAGGTGGTCCAGGCCGTGCCCCTAGTTCGTCACAAAACAGAGCAGGAACCCCTGCTTCTGGAGCTGCAAGCCGACCAGCTGCAATTGGAACAAATGTCGACAGCGAAATAACAGACCTACGCAATCTAATTAATCGTTTAGATGCTAGAATGACCGCTGCCGGAATTAGAGAAACTAAGAAAAAATAATTTTAGAAAAACGGTAATCCGCTTTCTTTAGTAGTTTCTAAATTTTCTTTAATAATTTCAGAAATCAAAGTTCTATCTGCATAATCCATTGAAAAGGCTTCTTCAATTGATAAGCTACCTCTCATAAACCACGCTAGTTTGTAGATATCTTTTCTTAAGGCTTTTGACTCTTTTTCTA